TCAGCCAGATCTCTGTAATCCACACCAGCGAGCATCTGCGTGTAAGCCATAATGCCCGTGTTGCGAAGGTACTCAATGTCCCTGACGTAACGCTTACGCGAGATCTCTGCGACCTCTTCGCCGCTAGGCATTTTCGTCTAGTGGTCCTTGACCGGCACCTAAGCCGAACGAGGATGCACTGATGTCGGCTGCAAGTTGCTGCTCTTGACGCACACTAGCCATCACGCGGTCGCTAGTTTGTGGTGATAAACCAATACGCTCCAGTAAGAACGGTAGCGGAAGTCCCATGCTGCGAAGCTTCAAGGCAGCATCCACACGTTGTGCGTCAGAACGACTTTCTAGATCCGCCCAGACAGTCTCCGTGTCGTACGAAATCTCCTGCCCAACCATCCTGCCACCAATACGAAGTGCCTCTTCAAAAGCCTCGCCCCAAGTAAGTTGACGATCCTTAACCTTGCTAGCAAGACCAGCCTCAAGCGCCACCAGTGCCTCAGCAGAGATGTTTGAAATCGCACTAGGTGCAATCAAGTGAGGAGGAGTCTGGGTCACTGCCGCTGCCTGCCTAATATCCAGATCAACCGCTTCCAGGTGCTCCTTGAACGAGGACGCACCAAACTCACCAAACTTCGTATCAGTATCTTCAGAAACAATCAGTTGATCAACACCAATGTTCCAAGGAGAGACAGCATTACCGTCTGCATCCGTGTCCACCGAAATACCGCTGACATACCGTTGCTTCCATGCGGCTGCACGCTGCACCAGAAGACGATCTGCCGTAGTCTGAATGATCCGTCGCTGAATAGACGCAACGAGTTGGATCTCTGACATCGAACGGCCACGAGAATCAATGCGGTTCGGGAACCGAATGATAGGGGTAGCACCACCCGTGTGTTCGAGAGCGCCAGTAAGAGTCCATCCAGTAATGGTCTGTCTGGAATACTTAAAACTGTATATAACTTCGTCTGTGTAAAGCCACCCGTAGTCCCCAACAACTTTTGCTGCTCGCTTAATGAGCATCGGGTCTTCAGGGTTGTACTCAACACTGAGATTCATCGGGCTTTCCACCCGGAAAATAGGAATGTCTCCACCAGGAGTCACAGAAAGGAATCCATCACCAAAAACCATCGAATCGGAATACAGCATCTGCTGGCGAGCATCAAGCTTTGACTTCTGGAACCACTCCCAGAGCAGTGAGTTAGTCAGCTCGTCGCTTCCTTCACGAAAACCTTCAACCTTAAGTCTCTCCACCACGGCAGAAACCACCAGTGAGCAGATAGGAAGATCAGCGCGGTTTAATAGATCGTCATATTCTTTTGCAACTGCTGAATGATTCGTCGAAGGAAGGCTTGCAAGGTCGAAGTCTCCTCGATAGTAGCGGTCCCACTCAACCAGGTCATTCCAACGGTTGACTGCGACCAGATCAGTAAATTGTTTTTCGAGCTTTTCCATTTGCCATCCTGACAGTAGAGCACCCACCTGGGGCGCGGAAATTAAAAGGTAACCGCACACCAGGTACGGGAATTAGAACGAATAAACCATGCGAGGAGGCTTTTTCAATTCCGTCTCCCAATAAGCAGCACGGTCCAAAGCCATGATCGCGCAAACCGCTGCGTCGATCTTTCTAGAAGTCCCACGGGACTCCTTCACAATGCGAGAACCACGGTTATCGACTTTAAGTACAGCGCCAGCAACATGGCGAGCCAACCTGACATCACCATCCTGGGTGATCGTCTTGTTGTAAACACCCTCATACATTCGAGTAGTCGCAGGACTCATACGAGTAGCTGTCTGTGGGAAAGCAACAATGGGAAGACGGTCATCAAGCAAGACCTCCATTGAGCGCGACCATCGGTAAGGGTCACACGCAATCTCCAAGACATTGTACTGAATACACAGCTCCCGTATGCGAGCCTCAACATCCAAAATGTCAACAGTCCAGTCATCAGTTGCACCCTGTGGACGCTCCCATAAGCCTGCTACAAAAAGATGAGGCTGTGCGCTATCTCCGTCCACATCAGCGTTGTCTGCCAAATAGGTACCCACGACGGCTGTACTGTCACCGTTGAAGCTTCCATCAAGAGCAAGTACAACATTGCTATTCGCAGGTATCTCTTGCTCAAGCTTCACCGAATCCCATGCGTCACTATTAATCCATGCACTCTGAGCGTCCACAAATAAGTTAAGTCGTTTAGTTCTAAACTCTGCTTCCGGTGTGCGCTTCACAGCCGACTCAAAGTCAAGAGGATCTTGGATGTCTCCGTAACCAGGGTTTGCTTCTTTCCAAACCTTAGGGTCGCGGTAATCCGCATTATCCTTCTTAGGTGCCCACCAGGAAAGACCGAAAGAGTTATCTTCAATCTCCTTAGCAGCTACGCGCGTTCCATAATTGAACATGGAGTAGCAAAGGCTCTCTTGACCATGCCGGTCATACTTCACACCAGCAGTAGTAATTCCCACCATCTGCGGATCGGGTCTTGCACCCATCGCCAGCGAGAACACATCCCACAGTTGGCGATCAGGTAAAGCATGAACCTCATCCACAATAACGAAAGTAGGGTTAAGACCCTCAAGCTGCGGCGCTTCTGCGGCCATCACTCGCATCACCGAACCAGTAGAAGGAACCTCAATAGCATCGCGGTACACCTTCGTCATTGCACTCATCTCAGGGTCCATCTCAACCATGCGGCGAGTAGTACCAAAAACGATTCGTGCCTGATCGCGGCTAGAAGCCACAGTAAAGACCTCACCACCATCAGCACCCAGGATAAGTTCGTACAGCGCCAAACCTGAGAGTAGAGCAGATTTGCCACTCTTACGAGGAAGCCCAATAAGTGACTGACGGTGCATCTTCTTGCCTTTAGAGTTTCTAGCCATCAACCAATTCAGTAACTCACGCTGCCAAGGCCGAAGAACAATAAGCTCACCGGACTTACCACCAAGCGAATCCTTCACCACGCGCGCGTAAGACTCAATGAACTGTGCAGCAAAGTCACCATCACCGTTCTTACGCTGAGTCGGTGTGGTGTGCGTTAAGTACCGTGGCGGCCAACCTTGAACGCTCACTTGTTGGCCTTAGCAGCTCTCAGCTTCTCCAAGGTAGATGCGGCCTTAACCTCAGCGAGACCAAGACGCGAACGATCTGCTGGAGTGAGACCCATAAGACTCAGGATCTTCACCATGTCAGTCTCAATGGTTGAGATCATTCCAACCAGGGGATTGGCGTATGCGTAATTCTTGTCGGTCAACATAACGTAGTCAGTTGCCTTCAGCTTCTCTACCATCTCAACATGACGCTCAACTTTTTCGCAGTACAGCGACAGGAGCGTTAAGTCAGACTCCGACAGCCACGGAGAGTTAGATGATATTTGGTTCCAAGCGTTAAGGGCTGCGCCGGTCAAATTTAGGGGAGCACTGCTTAGGGCTTCGATAGCCAAGGTGTCGGTCAGAGCTGGCAGCGCGCGTTTTCCTGGGTTACCCAGAAGTCTCTTTTTTTCCAATGGGGTTGGAGCAGTCATTTTTGACCTCCTGGGTCGTTGAGCCGCGTCAGGCGGCGGTTGAGATTGTGTCCGGTATTCGGATACGGGTGGGGGTATCGCTGCGGCGGTATGAGCGGCGTGGACGCGGGGCCAGCCGTGGTCGGGTTTCGTTGGGGCACCCCCACCTATTGGGA